ATCACGTCCCCGATGCGCGAACGCTCGGCCGGCGCTGGCTTCTGCTGGTGCGACGGAACCAGCCACGGCTTGCGCGTCAGGTGCTCGAAGTCCTGCTCGGTCAGCAGGCCGCCGGACTCGGTGTCGGCGTTGAGGTTCGTCATGCCTACGGTGCTCATGCGGCCTCCGATTCGGTCTTGACGCCACGTCCATCCGCCGCAGCAAGCTCCAGCAGCGCGGCCTTGTGGTTGCGCCAGAATCGCAGCGCGTTCTTGCCGTCCATTTCCACGATTCGCGCGTCATCAAACGCAGCCCACTCGGCAAGCGTGTGCAGTTCGCAGCCGATTTGCATGTGGTCATCAAGGATGTATACCGCCCAATGCAGGCCGCTGAGTTGAAGCGGCGCGCGGTTGATCGTGATGCCATCGCGCCACTTGGCGCCGCTCAGGTTGGCGCCGCTCAGGTAGGCGCCGCTCAGGTTGGCGCCGCTCAGGTTGGCGCCGCTCAGGTTGGCGCCGCTCAGGTAGGCGCAGCTCAGGTTGGCGTCGCTCAGGTTGGCGCCGCTCAGGTTGGCGCCGCTCAGGTAGGCGCCGCTCAGGTTGGCGTAGCTCAGGTTGGCGTCGCTCAGGTTGGCGCCGCTCAGGTTGGCGCAGCTCAGGTTGGCGTAGCTCAGGTTGGCGTCGCTCAGGTAGGCGCCGCTCAGGTTGGCGTAGCTCAGGTTGGCGTCGCTCAGGTTGGCGCGGCTGCCAACAGCCTTCTCAAGCACATGCCGAGTGCGCAGGCCGCTTTCCATGTCATCCGGTACGTCGCACTCAAAGAGCACGGCATCTGTGTAGCGATGTTTGATCTGGTGTTTCATTGCGCCATCACCGCCGCAGCGGCCTCCGTTGCTGTCTTGTCGGTAGTGAGCGGGTGGCCGTAGAAGTCACGGGCCGCGACTCGTTGAACGTAGGCATCGAACACAGCTTGGATGACTGCGCCTGCCTTGTCTCCGCGCCCCTTCTTGACCAGCGCCGCGAGAACGTCCTTCACGTCGTGCAGTTCCTCCATCACGTCGCTACCCGTCATGCTCTCGCACACACGGTCTAGAGCTTCGTCGAAGGTTTCACAGGTGGTGGTGTCGATCATGATTGCTCTCCGGTGGCCTTTGCGATGGCGGCGCGGGCGGCGATGAGGCGCATTCTGTCTTCGTGGCGCTCTTCTCTTGACAGCGGAGAGTCTGCTCGGCAATACGCCTCGTCAAGGCCGATAAGCGCCTCCAGCAACTCAGGGGCCGCAGAGATAAGGCGGGCATTGGCGTGCAATTCTTCCGCTCCTGCGTCATCGCGTCTCCCAGCCTGCACAAGAGCGCTGAATCGATTGCGCTTAGGTTCTCCGTGAAGTGCATAAACCGTGGGGCCGCTTGCAGATAGCATCCACTCTCCAGGCGTGTGCTTGCTCATTGCTGCACCGCCGCGAACACCTCAGCCAGCTCGCCCATCGCGCTCTCGCTCCAGCCGCCCATCTGCTCGGCCAGCGCGCGGCCTTGGGCTCGCAACGCCTCCTTGCGGGCAGCGGCTTCGCGTTCGGCGCGGGCGTCTGCGCGGGCTTGTGCCGCGGCCTTCATCAGCGTGCGTTGGAACTGCTGCGGGGGCAGCGTGGTGTCGACTATCAGCTTGCGGGGCATCTGGTTCTCCAGTCATGGCCCGATGTGTGGGCCGATGGGTAGACTGTGCCGAAGACAATGCAAAGTGTCAAGCATCCTAAATCACCTAATGCATTAAGTAGTTAACAACACTTGACGCAGAACCAAGCATCGCACATCATCCGACTGTCGCGGGAAGTCTCTTAGGGGACCGGGTCTGTGGAAAGCCCCCGCGGCGCCTAACAAAGGAGTGGAATGGACTACGCTGAATTCATCAAGAACAAAGCCACATCGGAAATTGCTACGGGTTTCGAGCCGCAGAAGTTGGGCGCGCATCTGTTCGACTTCCAGGCCGCTATCGTGGACTGGGCCTGCAAGCGCGGCCGGGCGGCGATCTTCGCTGACACCGGGCTAGGGAAGACCGCCATGCAGGCCGAGTGGGCGCGGCAAGTCGCAGCGCATACCGGTGGCCGGGTGCTGATCCTGGCGCCTCTGTGCGTTGCACAGCAGACGGTCGAGGAAGAATCGAAGTTCGGAACCTCGATCAAGTACTGCCGCAAGGAAGACCAGACCGATGGCGACATCATCATCACGAACTATGAGATGGTGGAACACTTCGACGTGGCGGACTACGCCGGGATCGTGCTTGACGAGTCCAGCATCCTCAAGAGCCACGACTCCAAGACGCGGGCGAAGATCATCGAGATGTTCTCGAAGACTCCATATCGCCTGAGCTGCACTGCGACACCGAGCCCTAACGACCACATGGAACTCGGCAATCAGGCGGAGTTTCTAGGCGTCATGACTGCGACCGAGATGCTCGCCATGTTCTTCGTCCACGATGGAGGAGACACGAGCCAGTGGCGCCTGAAGGGCCACGGCAAGACGCGGTTCTGGGAGTGGATGGCGTCATGGTCAGTGTGCGTTCGGAACCCTGCAGACCTTGGCTTCAACGGGGATAAGTACATCCTCCCAGGCCTGCAGATGCACGAGCACACCATCGACGTTTCGGACGCTCTGCCGGGTCAACTGTTCTCCGGGATCGCGCAGACTCTCACTGAACGCCGCGACGCGAAGCGCCAGTCCATGACCGAGCGAGTCGGCATCACGGCCGATCTGGTCAACAGCCACAATCGCCCGGCCATTGTCTGGTGCCACCTGAACGACGAGAGCAAGGCCCTTGCGCAGGCCATCCCTGACGCCGTGGAGGTCACCGGATCAATGACGGCCGACGAGAAAGAGCGCGCCATCATGGCGTTCACTCACGGCGAAAAGCGCGTCATCGTCACGAAGCCCAGCATTGCGGGTTTCGGGATGAACTGGCAGCACTGTGCCGATATGGTTTTCGCGGGGCTGGATGACTCGTTTGAGAGTTTCTACCAAGCCGTGCGACGGTGCTATCGGTTCGGCCAAGAGAAGATCGTCAACGTGCATCTGGTGTCGTCCAGTGCCGAAGGGGCAGTCAAGGCAAACCTTGAACGGAAGCAGGCGCAGGCCAACGACATGGCCGAGTCAATGGTAAGTCACATGCGCGAACTGACGAAGCAAACCATCAAAGGATCCACCGTGGAGAAGTCCGAATACAAGCGTGAAGTTGCCGAGGGTCAAGGCTGGACCGTGCACCTGGGCGATTGCGTCGAGGTCGCCAGCGAGTTCGCAGACAACTCAATCGACTACAGCGTCTTCTCCCCTCCGTTTGCAAGTCTGTACACGTACAGCAACAGCGACCGCGACATGGGGAACTGCAAGACCTACAGCGAGTTCTACGATCACTTCCGGTTTCTGGTGGCGCAACTGTTCCGCGTCACTAAGCCCGGCCGGCTGCTGTCGTTCCACTGCATGAACCTGCAGACCAGCAAGTTCAGGGACGGGGTCATCGGCCTGCATGACTTCCGCGGCGAGCTGGTGCGGATGTTCACCGATGCCGGGTGGATCTTCCATAGCGAGGTCTGCATCTGGAAAGACCCTGTGACCGCGATGCAGCGCACCAAGGCACTCGGACTGCTGCACAAGACCATCCGCAAGGATTCGAGCATGTCGCGGCAGGGCATCCCCGACTACCTCGTGACCATGCGCAAGCCTGGCGAAAACGCCGAGCACATCAGCCACACGCACGAGTCTTTCCCCGTGGACAAGTGGCAGCGTTACGCCTCTCCGGTGTGGATGGACATCAACCCGACGCGCACGCTGCAATACAAGACGGCCCGAGAGACTGACGACGAGCGCCACATCTGCCCGCTGCAGCTCGACGTGATCGAGCGCGCGATGGAGCTTTGGAGCAATCCGGGCGATCTGGTGTTCTCGCCGTTCACCGGCATCGGATCGGAAGGATACGTCTCCATCGAGATGGGCCGCAGGTTTGTCGGCTCGGAACTGAAGCGCAGCTATTGGGAACTGGCGAAGCGCAACCTCAGCGAAGCACGCAAGACGCAGGCCGAAGGCCTCTTCGCCGACCACTACGCAGAACAGGATTGCGCATGAACATCAGCCAAGCATGCGCCGATGGCCTGTACGACCGCATCGACGCGGCCGACAGGCTCTATGGCGACTTCCAGAGCACGCACGAGGCGCTTGGTGTTGCGGTGGAGGAATGGCAGGAACTCGGCGACGAGATCCGGGCGAACGATCCCGAGAAGATCAAGCGCGAGTGCCTCGACCTGGCCGCCGTTCTCATCCGCCTG